TTCACCAACTTCTAAATTGCTAACTTGTGCGAACATATGAAGTAAAATACTGTACTGTACGATATTCCAGTTATTTGCTGCTAAAATATCATTCGATCTTTGATTTAATATCCCATTTAATTTATTGTCTATAACATTAAATGTCATACTCCAACAACAAGGATATAAATTCATCAAATGTAAATCTTTATGGTTATAAATATTAGTAATAATTCTTCTACTATATGGATTATGTTTTAAATCATATAAAACTCTATCTACTTGGTCAAAATAACCTTCTTTATATTTATGTTTCTTTTGAAATTGATAACCGTAACATTGTCCAATCGAACCATCTTCATCTGCCCAACTGTCCCATATTCTACTATTCAAATCTTTAATATTATTACTTTTCTTTTGAAATATCCATAATATTTCATCAATACATGCCTTTAAATTTGTTGGTCTTAAAGTTAATATAGGAAATTCTTCTTGTAAATTATATCTATTAACTACTGCAAATTTCTTAATTGTATGTGCTGGTTTGCCATCGTCCCATTTTGCTCTAATAATTTGTCCTTCTGAAGATGTTCCATTTTCAATAATATCTTTACACATTGAGATGAATATATTGTCTGCTTTGCTCATATGTAGTATGTTTCTCCTTTTTTATTAATTATTTTTTATTTTTATCCTTACAACTAATACAATCAGATGGATTTATGTAATTTTCTTGATAAAAGCAATACCAATCTACAATTCCAAGATCCATCCCTCTTTCGGATTCGTTACTTGATAAGTGTTTGCATATGTTTGAGTTTGATTTCGACATAGGTTTATTATTGCTCCTTTCTTATTTATATTCTGCAATTTGCTTACCTTCATCACCACATTTTTTACATTTAACTGTTTCCCAACATAATATATCTCCATCTTGAACTTTGAATGGATTACCTTTGGATATTACCTTCCAATCATGTTTACATTTTTTAGTTTTATTTTTTAATAATTCATTTTCTTTTTCTAATTTCTCAATTCTTTCTTCTAAATTATTTACTTTCTCATTAATTAATGAATTTATATACTCCATTAAATATTTCTTTTCTAAACTATTCATAATATTTATTCTCCTTTTTAATAAAATTTTGTGGGGATTTTTCACCCCACTATTATATTCCAACTATTTACTTAACTATAAATCTCATTCATCACATTATTAATATTAATATTTTTCAAAATTACTCTACCATCTTCACCTACTGGTAAAAACATTATTAACTTATCAAGACATAATAATTCATCTTCATATTTTCTTGCTAATTCTTCACTGACAAATGGAGTTATGTATTGAATTTTTGGGATAAGATTAATATCTACAACACTTCGCATAGTATTTTCACCATTGGCAATAGATAACTTTAATACTGCAACTGCATAATTAAACTCTTTTCCTAGATTATAAGATTTTAATTTCTTTTGTAAATTTTCTACTTCCTGATGGGTCAAGTCTGCAATTCAATGTTGCATTTAATTTACTTGATACGTTTGTCATAAGTACCATCCTTTCTAAATAGTGTAGGTCACAACCCTTATTTTAATATAGTTTTACTATATTAATTGTTGATGATTAATTATTAGGTATTAGGTGATATATTTATTTTACAAGTTTATGTATACTTTTAGTACATAGTATAATTTCACCTGTAGACATTTTACCTATTTGCTCTTTAATTTTATTATTAAATAATTTGTCAATAATTTTTTGTATCTCCATAGATAAAACTTCAAATCCTCTCTTATTTATTTTATTATTTACTTTAACACAAAAACTTTCCAATTAAAAATGCTATAGCACCTACTATTGTTCCTACAATTACACATAACATCAACATAGGTGTTACAAAATCATATGCACCATTATGTTTAGTTCCAATATAATACGCATAACCAAATCCTATACAAACGAATATAATCAAAAATTCATACCAAGGAATATATAGATTTATAGAAAACACCTCCTTTCTTGTTTATTTTCTATTCTTTATTATTATACAATTATATTTCTAATCTGTCAAGATACATTTATTGCATCAAATCCAAAATATCTAAACAAAAATACTATCATTTCTTTACCATAAATAGAAAAATTATAAGTAGTTTTATCAATTCTATCCTCAGCAAATATAATATCTTCATGCACCCAAATAAAATAATCTTCTTTATTTAATAATATTTTATCTAGTAATTCTTTATTACTCAAAATTACACTCCTTTCTTAACTTAAAAACAACACCAAAGATGAATTTCATCACGATTTCCGATCCTGTAAACCCTTGATTTATAAGGGTTTCGTCAATCGTCAATTTTGGTAAATTTGATATTTTTATGATTTTTTATTGATTTTTCTAAATTTATAAAATTCGTAAACATTTCTTCATATTGTTTATGATTTTTATTTTGAAATTCATTATTATTCATATTAACAGGATTCATTTCACAATTCCATGCGTGATTATTAACACTAATATCTTGATGACAAAATGGACACATTAGATTATCATTCATTATTTTTTATATTTCCTTTCTATTATTTCCTTTCTTTTCCTCACTTATCATTTTCAATTATAATATAATTTCCACAATAACAGAACGTAACAGGTTTCCCATTATCAATTCTAATAATTTCAGGATCAACAATTAATCTTCTACATTTTGAGCAATATAATTTACCATTCGTACAAATACCATAAGAAGTTTTTAAATCATTGTTCATAATATCTATCTCCTTTATGTATTGTTTTTAATTATTTTCATTTAGGTTTTAAGTATTCCATCCAACATGGTACGCAATCATTGTTACAATATTCATAATATTTAGGTACACAACAATAATCACTTACTAATTTTTCAGCAATTCTTTTTCTTTCTTTTAATCTACCTTCTTCTTTTTTCTTTTCTTCAAATTGTATTAATACATCTGCTTTTTGTGCTTTCATTATTCTATCCATATTAGGAATTCTCCTTTCTTGGTATTTTTATATTTATTATATCATTATCTTTATTTTTAAATCTAAACATTCCATCTGCAATTAACTTAGATAAATCTTTTTGAAGTTTTGTTGCTATATTGTGCCACTCTAACATTTCTATATCTGATACTACAATTTCATCTGTAGAAGATATTTTAAATAGTACAGATAATTCTTTGATTCTATCTTCTAGTGATTTAAATTGATTAAAAAATTGTTCGTCTGATTTTACTATATATTGCATATTAGATATTCTCCTTTCTACATTGTTTTTTATATTCAGACTCAAAATGTTCTTTAACTTTATTATACCAATTAATAGCATGTTCACTTAAATTATTATTTTCTAGTACAAAACTAAGTGCATTTATAACTACATTCATTTCTTCTGTAGTTAATTCCATTTTATAAATCATAATTATTTCTCCTTTTAATTATTATTTTGATTTATTTTTCATCATAAATTCAATAGTATCAAATAAATCTTTAACTAAATTATAATAATCTTCTCTATTAGATATAGTGGGATATCTTAAACACATTTTTTGGTATTCACATTTATTATTAGTGTTTTCTTCTGGAATACATTGAGAACAATATTCTGTTAAAAATGGATGTTTATCGTTTATATCTTCTTCTTCTTCAAATATAAATTTCTTTAGTTTATCAAATTCATTTAAATCAATTATCATAAATTAGTTTTCTCCTTTCTACATTGTTGAATTATACAACCATTCCATTTCATTTTTTAATGATTCATAACCATATTTATAATCTAATCTAGGGAATAATGGTCTTGTACGTTGTTGATTAGAATGTTTAATAGTTAATATAATTTCATGTTGAATTATTTCACTTTCATTATTGTATTTATCTAATTGACTAACAATAAATTTAGGTTTACATGGATCATTTTTGTATTGTTGTTTAGCAATTTTATCAACTGCATATTGAATTGCATCAATTATATCTATATATATTAATTCCATGTTTGGGTGCTCCTTATTTGATTATTTACCATCCTTAAAACTTTTTAAAACATTACATACATTTTCAATTAATTTATGATAAAATTCATTTACAAAATCATCTAATGCCATTAAATGTTCTTTATCCCATTCAAGTTCTATTTCATCTGCACTATAATTTTTTAATTCTTTAATTTCTCCTAATACATCAGTTATAATTTCATGTTCATCATAACCTTCACCTAATTGAAAATAATCTATTATTTCCTGTAGTTTATTGTTGATTAGTTTATCATTAACTAATTTGGTTAACATATGTTTACTCCTTTATTTTAAAATTCATCCCTAATCTCTCTAATAAAATCTCTTACTTTGCAAATACCACATATATTTCCGTCTATTTGTATATCAGTAAAATCACCTTCTACCATATCAATAATATTTTCTTCTATTTCAGTTTTATCACATTTATATTTACAAAAGTATTCTAAAATTTCTTGAAGTTTTCTTTCTGTATCTAAATTTATTATGATATTTACTCCTTTCTTAAATCATCACAAAAGTTCGATTTGATATTAATATTTATTATATTACTAATCTGTCAAAATTGCAAGAGTTATTTTGTATTTTTCTATTTATTTGCTTCTAATTGTTTTTCTATTGATTCAATTTGTTTAGTTAATATTTCTTTCTTCCCTTCATATACTGCAATATTAATCCTATGCAATGTTTCTAATTCTTTTAATGTTAATTTTGCGGAATATAGAATATTTTCTAAGTATTTTTCATGTGATATTTTTGTGGACATATTATTTATTCTCCTTTTTGATATATAATAATTTTACAATTTACTCATTCCGAACATACTCATAATTAACGCAACACGCACCCACATTCCATTTTCACACTGTTGCCAATACTTTGCACGTTTATCTTTATCAACCTCAACACTAATCTCATCTCTTCTAGGTAATGGATGAAGTATAATTGCATCATCTTTCATTTTATTTATATTGCTACTATTAATTGAATATTTACTAGTATCAATAATTTCATTTTCATTAATACCTTCATTTTTATATTCATCTTGCAATCTCACCATATACACTACATCCATATCAGGTAATATCTTGTTAAAATCATCAGTAATTTCATAATCTACATTCAATTGCTCTAAGATATCGGATTTAATTTGAAATTGTTTAGGTGAAACAAAATATAATTTAGTACCATTAACTTTATTTAATAACAATGATAATGATCTAACAGTACGTCCTCTTAATAAATCACCAACAAAAGCAATTTTCTTATTTTCTAAACCATATTTATATATAGTATAGAAGTCTAATAATGCTTGTGTGGGATGTTGGTCAGATCCACTTCCTGCATTTATTATTCTTGTTTTATCAGATAGATTATTAGATATTTCATAAATAAAATCGTTTGATGGATGTCTCATAATAATTAAATCTGAGTATTGTGAGAAAGTTTTAATTGCATCCAACTCTGATTCACCTTTAGTTTCTGAGGATGTTGATGTATCTCTTATTTCAGATGTAGGTATTCCTAAAATATGACATGAGTTTTGGAAAGATAGAAACGTCCTAGTAGACGATTGTTTAAAGTATAACATGGCACGTTTATCTGATAGGATTGTTTTTAGGTATTTTAATCCATCTGAAGTTTGTGCAATTGATTTTATTTTATCTGTTGTATTACATAGATTGAGTAAATTTTCTAATGTATATTGGTTAGAGTTAATGCATCTTGTTTGATTATTTATGTTGATAGTAAACACTCTCCTTTATATATAAAATTTTTTACCACAATATTGACATGTATATTCATAAAAATGAGCAGGTAAAGAAAAATCTTTATCATCTTTATAATCATGCAAATCATATTTACATTTAAATTGTCTATATTTATTTTTTATTTTTAGGAATATATTTAATTTTTTGATAATAAATCACCTCACTTTAAATTTATATATTTTATATTATTCTACTTCTTGAACAAAATTAACGTCTTCTATTTCTAAATTACCATTATAATATTCAATTGCATCTTCCAAAACTAATTCTTTTGCTAATTTAATTGCTTCTTCTTTATTTTTGGCATCTACAGTTAAACTAGCACAAAATCCTACTGCCATTTATACAACAAATTTTTTCATATTTTTCTCCTTTATAATTTATAAATTATTTCAACAATTTCTTCCATTCATCACTTTTATAAATTTCGTCTAATTTATTATATAATTCTTTTCCATACAATTTAATTAACACATCTTTGCTATGTTCATACATAGGAATACCTTTGTCTTTATTTATAATACATTTATTAAAACAATGATAGTCTCTCCACCTACTAAAATCAGCATTTCTTGAATCATTAGATACTGTAGTTAAAATATATTTATTATTATACTCTATAATATCTAATGGAAACATATAGCAATCAAAAGGTTTTACTTCTAAAATATCAATATCATTATCTAAAGCATATCTATGCAATGCACAATAAGACATTTCGTTTTCTATAAAACTAAAAATACATAAATCATAATCAGTAAAATCTGTACTATTGTCATCATAATCTTGCTTATTATATTTCCAACCACATTCCCTTATATAATCTTGATTTTTACCTGATAAGTAGGGTAATATTTTATCTAAATGTTTATCTATATATTCTTCAGTTTCTTTAGACATTCTATAAGAACCTGTTTCGCAACATGACCCATCTATAAATTCTATGTCATTTAAAGAATTATCATTTTTATATTTGATAATCATATCGCAATTATTTTTATCACAAAGAAATTTTCTATTAAAAATATTTTCTACATCAATTATGAATATTTTGTTGTTAACAGATATTTCTAAATTAAGAGTATCATATAAAAATCTATTTATTTTTCTTATTAGTGTGTTGTTTGATTTTTCTAATGTATCGTAAAATTCTACATAGTTTAAAGTAGTCATGATTTTAATTTTTCTCCTTTCATATTATTTTTATATTCTATACATTCTAAATACTCTAATTGCTGAATATTAATTGATAATGCAGTTTTTAAATTTCTTAGTTTCCTTTGATAGTTATTTACTATTAATTCATCAGATTTATTTTCTATCTCTTCTTCTAAGATAGAAATTTGAAATTCTAATTGATTAATTAATTTAGTTGTATCCATTTAATTATTTTCCTTTTCTGTGATATTTTTTGATTCTAATTCAACATTATTTTTATTTTCTTTCTCAAAATATAATTTATATTTTTCTGCATTGATTTTTGCTATATAATATATCTTATAATCTTTCCATTTATCTTCGTTAATATCTATAATAGGTGTGATTCTCTCTTGATAATATTGACATTCATAACAATCATTGCACATACCGCTGCATTCTTGATTGTATCTTCCATGTGAGCCAAAAGGACACCAACATGATTTAGAATCATCATTATAAATTTTATTTACTGGATGTTGACATTTAGGGAACATTTCATAATATGCAACTTTTTCATCAGGAGAATAATAACCATATTCTTTACATTTTTCATGTGATAAAATACCTAATTTAAAATCAATCCAATCTTGACCTATCATATAACTTTTATCACCATGAGCAAGTCTAGTATAAAATAATTCTTGCCCTTGGATTAATAAACTATTAATAAATTCTAATATTTCTTTTTCATATTTATAATGAATATCATACCAATCATCTTTATTTTCAATAATTTCTAATTTCCACCATTCTAAATTTGTATATTGTTTTAAGCAGTTTTCACATAGATAAATTCGAGATGAAAAGTTATCAAAATAACTCCCATTCCCTATTGATGGGATACATATTTCAAACACTTGTTTTTCTTGTAAACATTTAAAGCAAATATTTTCTGGATTTAATATTGCTAATGGCTTGTTTTCATTTGTGTAAGTGATTTCATTGCTAGATGAATTAGTAACAATATTAGTAGTCATATTATATTCTCCTTTTATTTTAAATTATATTTTATTTTTGTTTTTTATATTCTATTGTTTAACATTCATTTTGGTGACACTCAATTAAACTTTTCAGATTGTTTAAATATTGTAATTCATTGATTAAATTAGAAATTTTACATGCTAAATTTTCTTGTTTATTTTGTGTTTCTGATAGACCATAACATTTATCTAATAATACATATTTACTGAGTAATTCACATGACTCGAAATAATCTGAAGAATTATGATAGTATTTGCAATTTTCTTTTATACATTTTAAATTTGATTGGTTATTTTCATTTAAATCTTTTTCTTTCATTTAAAGTTTGTCCCTTCCTCTATTGTTTATTATTATACAATTATATTTTACTTATGTCAAGAATAAATTTGAATTAATTTCAATTTATTTAGATTTATTTTAACAAATTATATTAAATTAAGTTTGCTTTTTTAATTAATGTTTTTAAGTAAGAGTAGAGAATATTTTTATCTCTACTCTTACGATGTGCTATTAAATTTATTTTACCCCAGTACTCCCCAATCCATTTCTATCTTGGTTTCCTAATAATTCTACTTCTAATAATTCAATTTCTGGCATTTTCTTATTAATTCTAAATTGACATATTCTATCGCCTTTTTTAATTATAGCATCTTTTAATGCAATTGCTGGATATTTCAACCAATCATTGTCACCACAATATGATTCATCAATTACTGCAAAACTATTTGTTTGAAGTATTCCAAAATTTTTATATGTACTTGAACGAGGAACGATATTTACTTCATATCCTTTTGGGATTTGAATTGCTACGCCTAAATGAATAAGTTTAAAATCAAATTGTTTCATTGTAATATCTTCAGCAGATCGTAAATCAATCCAATCTCCTTGAGTAATTTTTTCTAATTTTGTGATGGTATTGTCTAAATATTTTACTTTAATTTGTAGTTTTTTTGACATAATTATTTCTCCTTTATTATTTTAATTTAATTTAAATTATAAAATACTCTTTCTTTCATTTCTTTTGCTCTTTCTTTTTTATAAGATGATGCTTTCACTAGATACCCTACTATTTTTATATAACTATCTGTTACCTCACCTTGACAGATAGGACATATATCACCATAAAATGAATGATCATTTTTACATACATTGATTTTTGAAATAAAACTAAAATACACTATACCTTCATTTGCAAGCTTATTCATTAATCTCCATGCTTGTTCTTCATCTTTAAATGGTTCTGTGAGATTTATATGTAACATAACTCCACCACCACAAGCACTATCTAATAAAGAAGATACTCTTACTCTTTCCATTGTATCACATTGTTGATTAAGTGGTATCCATTGATTTCCATAGATATAAGTGTCAACACTATCTTGACCATAAATTAGTTTATCTTTTTTACATATCTTAATAGCACATGATTCTGATGGAATTTGTTCCATGTTGGCATTATATCCATATAATATTTTTGTAGTTTTATTTGCTTCATTTACAATATTTAATATTTCTTTTGCAAATTGTAATCCTTTCTCATTATAATAAACACCACTAGCATTTTTACTAATACCGCCAAGTAATGCAATTGTTTCAAAAACACCTGTAATGCCTATAGTGCTAAATTGACGATTTAAATTTAATAATTCAAAAGTGTATAAAGGTAATAATCCTTTGATAATATTTTTCTTTAATACTTCTCTTTGTACATATAAATATTTATGTGATATATCAACTCTATCTTTTAAAATTTTCTTATACCTTTTAAAATCACCTTTTGATTCAAGAGCAATCCTAACTAAATTAAGAGTATTAACTTTTGCACTGCCGATAGATATTGATGAGCCGCCTATAGAATTAAAATGTCCTTTTAATTCTTCTCCTTCATCTTTGTTTTCAATATCTTCTTCTATATCTTTTAATGAACTGGTTAACCGACAATTATGAGTAATAATACCATTAGGTAATGTAAAATAACTTTCTTCTTTGTCTTTCATTTCAAAACAATAAACATATTCACTTGATGACTCTATTTTTTCAATAGAAATTATTTTAAAATATGTATTATTATTTTTTATTTTAAATACATTTTCCATACTTCTTTTATTTTTTGGATCATACCATCTAATGCAATAAAGTGGATAATTTCTATTGAATTCTTGTTCTCTAATTATAACTTTTTCATCCGTTCTATCTGATAAATCTATAATAGAATTAAGACCAAGAGATGTCATAATGCATTCTATTTGGCTGACTAATTTACTAGATGTTGTATATATTCTATTACTATTTCCACCATCTGTTAAATAATATCCTTTTAAAATACCTTGTCTAAATTCTCTAGATTGTAATAAACAATTAAGATTTAATTCTTTTTCAAAACTATAATTGCCAAATACATATTCTCTGATAAATTCAGCAATTTTTGTATCTCTAATAACTACTGGATAGACATTATTATATTGTTTATTTAATACAATATTAACTGTTAAGTCATTTGTAATTAAATTAACTGCTTTTTTAATAATTTCTAATGAATTATCATATTTTGTTTCATTTAATGATAAATTAATAATAGGTGTATTATTATTTTCTTTATTGTCATATATACTTCCATCACCTAAATACATTCCTATTAAAACACCTTGCTCATAAGTTAAGTTTTTATCTTTTTCTGGAAATGTATCAAGTGCAAGATTATTAAATAATAAATAATCATTTTCGGTTAAATCAATAGTTGTTTTTTCTCCATTTAAAGTAGGATTAATATGATTATCAGTAATATATATTTCTTTTTTGTTAGCAGTAATAATTTTATAAATATTTCTTTTTGGTAAACGAATCACTTTCCCTTTGACCCAACTTCCGTTATGGAATATTGTGAAATTTCTTTTTGCATTTTTATAAGAAGATTCATGAATTTCTTTAAATGTCATATAATTAATACCATCTGATGATTTTGTTAATGTCATTTGTTTACCGTCAAAACAACAACTTGACAACGCATCGACTTCTGTAGCATTATAAATATTTACATCTTGCCAAGTCATATTATGTTTATTGATAAATCTAGCCATATCTTCATCTACATATTTATCATTTTGAAACAACAAACTTGCAGATATTACTGGGAATGTAAAGAATTTTTCATATCTTATTTCTCTCTCATAATCAAGAAAGTCTTTTTGATATTGAATAATTTCTTCTAAATGATCAATAATTAAACTATTGTCAGGAAAAACTTCTGTGCTTAAAAGTCCTAAAATATGTTCTCTATCAAGGATACTGAAATTTGTATAAGCAGATTGTTCTCCACCTTTTAAATAAGGTTGATTTAAATTAAATAGTATTTCTTGCCATTTTTGCTTTTTATATACTTCTGCATCTGCAACATAATTTGTTTTAACATCATTTTGCCAATAATAATAAGCATAAATTAAATAATCAGGTATCCCTACTGCTCCAGATTGCATATTAGTGGCGTAAGATACAAATTCTAATACATGATGATTAAATGTATCTAAATGTTGTGCAGGTTTCGCTTTCATTGTATCAATAAAAAATAATCCTTTTTCAACAATAGGTTTTAATGAAAATGCAAAACAGTATGGTTTCAATGTTGATTCATGACTATCATGCGAATATAACGCACCATTAATTTGTAATTCTAACCATTTATCTGCTGTTTCTTTCCCAAAATTTTCTTTTAATTCTATGTAAATTTTATTATGTGAAAGTAATTTATTATATGGTTTTCTGCTTTCACTTAACATTATAGATATATTTTTGTCTGTAACATTACTATTATCATCAATAGAAGCGTTAGCTACATTATCACTATTCATAAATCTCTTAAAGAAATTAGTAATATTAAGCGATTCTTTATCTAGTCCTTCTATTTCAAACATTTCTTCTCCATATTTCTTTTTAAGTCTTTGAAATTGAATTTTATAATCTTCATCTAAAGTAATTTCAATTCTAAATTTACTATCTTGTTGGCTGCTATCATTTAATTTCATATATTATCCTTTCCTTATTGGTTTTATTTTTTTACTATTTACAAAATCATATATATATTGATTAGTAGATGATGGAATATAATTTATATTTTTATTTTCTTCTTGAAATTCTCCTAAAACACCATAATCCATATAAGTTACATACTTTTTTATATGTTCAATATTATCTAAATTGCGCCAAGTATAAATAATATTACATATTTTATCATTATATTTTAATTTAAAATACTTAGTAATTAAGTATATAGATTCTCTATTCCAATCAGATAATGGTTCTCCACCTAAATAACATAAAGACATTTTTGGATAAATATCTAACCATCTATTTAAAACTAATTCAATGTCATCAATTAAATTTTTATTTGTTGTTTTATACCCTATTTTTTTTTGTTGTAATTCTGGATTATGGCAATTAAGACATTTTATAATCTTATCACATCCGCTATAATAAATAGATATTGAAGGATACCATAAACCATCATTATTTATACTATTTTGTAATGTGACATATATTTCATTTGTCATTTAGATATTACCCATTTAATTGCTTCATTAAAATTCATAACTTTTCCATCTCTCTCTAACATAGGCATACTTAAAAATCCTTTTTTAATCATTAATTCTACATCATTACATTCTTCATATGTAATTTGTTTTTGGTCTAATTTTTGTTTTAGTATTTTACATTTTGGGCAATCGTTTGAATACAAAATAATCAATAAATTTCCTCCTTTATTATTTTTAATTTTTAATTATTCCCTAATCTCTTAATTTCAATAAATTGTTCATATTCATTATTCTCACAACAATCTTTCCCATTTAAATAACTTTGATATTCACTATCTTCACATAAGAACCTTAAACATTTACATGCTTTTTTGCACTTATCATTAATGCATTTGCTAATATCAAACAAACAAAATTTCACCTCCTTAAATTAATACTACTTAATTTACTATTATATTATCATTCTATTATTATTTTGTCAAGATTTATTTTTCATATTACTTTAAATACATATCGCATGGATGTTCACATGTTTTAAATTCTTCACAAAATACACAACATATATTGCCATATTTTATACATCTACCAGGAAGATTCATTAAACATTCTCCACCATATTTATATTCAGGACAATTTAATTCTTTACTTGATTCTTCATCACATACATCACAAATAAATATTTCTTCTGTCCATGCGTTTTTAGTTGCTGGTTTCCCACAAAAATAACATTTCCCCATAATATTATCTCCTTTTCATATCATGATAAAATCCCAAATTTATGTATACATTTCTATATACTTCGTTAAATTATATTAACTTTAACTGGATAAAAACCATACCCTCTATCTTCTTTTTGTAAAATAAATTGAAGATTACTTTACTTTAATGATTAATCGTAATCTTACCTAACTTTTTACATTCTTCACATCTACATATCTTCCATACCCATTCATCTTCTGCACCCATAAGACAATAAAATGGTCTATTTTTATCATAATGATATTGCTCTGTAATACCATGACCATTCTTTTTATTTTGTTTCATCTTTCTATCAACAAATTTATAAAAACTATGTTCAATTTCTTCATCTGTTTCAAATTGATTATATGTCATATGATGAAACATTCCTGAACACCATGATTCATGTTCTAAATATTCATAACTTATATCTAACCATTCTGTAATAGGATGACCATCTATAATTTGTCTTTGTTCCCATTTTAATTTATAATCTTGTAATTCTTTATTTAATTGTCCTTTTGTAGGTTCTTCTTTATACATCATATAATAACTAGATGAATTATCTTGAAAATTATCTTGATTCCATTTTGCATTAAATTTGTAAATGGGAAATTTAATTTCTTCCATGTAATTACTCCTTTCTATTGTTTATTTTCTACAATTCTCACAACAACAATCTATTTTATTACCTTCAAAATACTCACCACAATTACTACATTTATTACTACATAATACTTTATGATTATCTCCATCATATGTAATAGAACAACCAAAATCATGTGATTCAATTGCTAATTCTATTGAAATATTATTCATATATGATTCTCCTTTATTTTAATCCTTCAATTTTTATTTCACTCTTTTTAAATAAATCATTGACTGTATTTCTATAGGCAATCTTTCTCAGCACATTAAAAGTATCCACTAAATAAATATCATTCCTTTTATAAATATCTTTTCTTCTGCTTGCACATTGTTTAACTGTAGTAATTCCCTTAAATTCAAATTTACCTAATTTATTTTGTTTAATAGTGTAATTTTTAATGTCAACAAATATTAAACCAATTTTAGGTGGTAATTTGTCAATAGGTATAATACCTTCTGGGCATATTATGTAAGTGTATTCACATTGAGTACAAAATCCATTTAGAAAATCTGAATATGATGCTTTTGCTTCGAATCCCATTACTTTGTATTTGTCTACTGTATTTTCTCTAGTATTTAATAAATTACCTTTAATTCCTACAACATCAATGGTATTTTTTCGTGTTGCTTTAGAGTTAAACCATTCATAATTACCAAGATATTGAGAATATTTAGGAAATTGTACTTCTGTGGCGATGCAATTATAACCTTTTGAGTATAAGATATACTTTGCAATTTGTTTTAATTCATAATGTTCTTTTGATTCGTTTTTATTATAGTTTTCATTGAGTAATATTAATTTTCACCTCACTTTTATATTTTGGTTTTAAATACATCATCCAATAATATCCTATTCCACAAATATGACATGCCTTATTTTTATTTAAACAAATATTGCAGTTTGCCATTACATTCTCCTTTAACTATTCATTTTCTTCTTCATCTTCACAAGTATCTAAATATTCTTCTACCATATCTTCAGATTGTGAAGTACAATAGTGTCTTGTATTACAATTAGAACATATATAATATTGATAGAATAAATTTTCTGATTCATCATAATCTGATTCTTGCTCTATTAATTCTATTTTAGGAATACAGTTTAGACAATGCATAATATTAATTTTCTCCTTTCTTTAATCACATTCTTGATCTGTCACATTAACACTATTAGTTATACCACATTTGCCTAATATTTTATGAATATCATGTGCAATTTCTTCTGCATCTTCTTTAGATTCAACTTCTACCCATACTTTTAAAAGGATTGATTTCATGGTTTACTTCTCCTTTCTAATAATTAATCTTATATTCCATATTCACTACCAGTATCATATTTATTTATTTCTCTTAAATTTTTCTTTTCTTTATTGCATTTATTACAAAACCATTGTCTACTTAATGTTACTAATCCTAACATTCTAATTTCATTCCATTTTGTACTTACAATAGTTCCACCACATTCACATAATTCATCTAAACATTCGTAACCTTTTTCATAATGTGTTTTCATTTTACCTCCTTTTAATTAATAATCCCATTGGCAATATCTATTCATTTCTTTTACCTTAATACATTCCATTAGATTCTCACTTATAAATTTTATACCTTGATTCTTTGTTTTAACAGTCTCTTTACCATCAATTCCTAACCAATTATCTATCATTTTAATTGTATTAATTTGTTTGTCTGTTAAATGATATTTTTCAGGAATTGCCCATTCTTCTATATCATCTCCATCATTAATAATAAGTTTAATTTTGCAATCTTTGCAACGATAAGTATGTATATAATAATATTCATCACCATCTATTTCAAGAAATGTTGAAAAATAATTTTGTTTCTTGCTAGTATATTTCATTTCATTGTTACAATTGGGGCATTTCATTTTTATCTCCTTTATATTTTAACTCTGCATAAAATCTTGCTTTTAACACGATTTTAATACTATATATTGTATTAATTCTATATATCTATACTACATATGGTATTACTTTAACTTCACTACACCATATGCAAATCTAAAACCATAACCATTATCATCTATTAATATATCTCTTTCTTTATCATAAAAAACTTTAGTAATGTAATATCTATTGACAATTTTATTTTCATATCCTTTTTCTTTAATATGAGGCATTGCAATTATATCTCCATGTTTAATTATATTTCCATAAATATCTTTTATTTCTTGCACATTAAATCCTCCTTTAATTTATTTTAAAATGTCCATATAATATTGTTAAAAATAACTTAAAAATTACATTCATCCATATCTTCTATAAAAATCTAATAATTTCTCTCATAGCAAAATTTCTTTCTTGTTTGTGATCTACATCAAAGCAGTGCAATAACCATTGTTCCTTATAAAAATCTGTACTTCCAAACCATACTTTATATGGGATAACATTTCTTATCGATGTGACACCTTTGTAGTTTTTGTATTCAAATTGTAGGATAGGAACATTTTCAGTTGACATATTATTTAATCTCCTTTTTACTTATTATTCTTCTCAATTAAATCCCTAACAGTTATAATATCATATGACTTATTATTTAATTTATCAATCATATCAACATATTTCTTTAATTCTTTCCACACTTTTATTTCCGTTAATTTTAATTCTTTATATTCTTGAATAGTTAATAATTCAGATGGATTATCTTCTGAAGGATGAAAATAAAAATCACAGTAGTTATATTTTCCACCATCAATAACAATTTTAATTTCATCATTAAATATTTCATCTATAAATGCTTTTTGTAATGGTTTAGTTTTGCCTACTAAATTATCTTCATTATCAAATAATTCAATTTCATTTGTGATATAAACAGTCATACCATACTTTGCTTCTAACCATGATTTCATATTTTACTGTTCCTTTCATTATTCTTAAATATACTCTAACTCTAAAATATATCCTTTTGATTTAATTTGTGCAACAATACCTACTAAACTTACTTGTTGACCATTTGGTTTAATTCCATCTCTATTGCAATCAGGAGATGCAAAATGTTTCTTATCAAAAGTAATATTATTTATTGGTGTTTTATATAGATAGTAACATTTCTTACCATGTATCCATTGTACTTCATCACCTTGTTTGAGTTCAATATCTAGATATGTATTTTGTTTTACTTTTAGCATATTCAATCACCAATCTTTCAATTCAGTATATTTTACATAAGTTACAATCTTACCTTGTTGAACATTTTTCTTATTAGTTACTTTGTATCCTTTGCGTTTCATTTCTTCCCAATGTAAATATTCATTATCTAATTCAGAATATAAATATTTTTCAGATATTACTTTTGCTTCTTTCTGTGATAGTAGTTTTATAATTTTCACCTACTTTTTAATTTTTAAGACATATTAATACCATCAATATGTATCTCTAATATAGATAATGTTACGCGAATTGCTTTTAACTTGTTGATATAAATTTCATACATATGAATATTGCCATCTTCCTTATATTCTTTGGCACAAAATTCATACTCTTTATATTTAGATAAAAGCAATTGTTTCTTTAATTTTGATACTCTAGTCATTGAATTTTCCTTTAAATTCCTTTCTTACTGTTTTATGTGGACATTTTTTATATTTCTTTAAATTACTATAATCATTTTTTTGATATTCACATTCATATATTCCTTTATTTTTATTAAAATATGCTCCTGAGCAATCTTTCATGGGTTTTTCTTCATAAATTATACAATAAGTATACTGACTTTCTTCTATTTTTTCTTGCCATTCTTTTTTAAAATAAGGGCATCCTTTACATAAAATTGGACTAATTATATAACAGCACAAATCATTTTGTCTATTTAATCCTTTACACATGTAATCTTTAGTCATATTATTTATCTCCTATTTAATTTTCTCCATTATATTCCCATTTTAATCCTAATTCACAACTTTTACAAGGTTCTTCATTCGTATTATTAAATTTATACTTACAATTACTACAACTACTAGATAAGTTATCATATTTCATAATATATCTCCTTTAACTATATGAAGTTGTATAATAACGATACAAAGTTGCTTTATATCCACAATGGCAACATACTAAATATACAAAATGATCTGTATAACTATCATTATGATAATTATTAAATTTTTCACTATACTCTAATTTCCATTTATCACTACCACATGTTTTACATCTTATATTAAAATTATTCATGTTTATACTCCTTCCTCTATATAACACCTTCTAATTGAAAATGACATACTACCTTCAGGATTATAAGGATGGCAATAGTTACAAATTTCAGGAATATTTTTATCTTTATTTATTGCTTTAATTAAACTTTTGCCATTTACACATTGAGTACAATATACATGTTTATTTACATTATCAATTGCTATTATTTCATTATTTAATTCTAATGATTTATTTATGTCTTCATCTGATAAATTACATGCATCTTCATAGAATCCTTTTCTATTACCTCTTAACATATTCATACTAATTATCATCCTTTATAAATGGTTTAATAACACTTTCATAACTAGTTTTACACATAGTTACATTTTCATTAACATACATAAATTCTTCAGTAGGAACGTCAATATGCATTTGTTTACAATTAACACAATAGAAACTTATTAATTTACTTCTTTTACCTCTAACAACATTAGAATTTGATGTGTAAAATATTTGATTCCCGTTATTTAATCTTATTGTTGACATATTTTATTTATACTCCTTTGCTAATATTTAATAATTCTTTATATAATTTATCTATTTCTCTTTGATGTATACCCATTTGTTTTCTCAGTATTTCTTTATCTATCCATTTTGCTTTATCTTCTAGTCCATATTCTTTAATCAAGTCAAGAATATATCCTGTATTAATGTAATTCTCATATGTATCTAATATTTGCTCTTCTGTTGTGATATTCTCAAAACATTCTGATTTATTTCCAAATATAGAACATTCGTATCCGCATTTACCACTCATGCCATTTTGAAAACATTCATCTCCTCCACCATTAAGAATGTAACTATCATAATTTCTTTGCTCATTTTTAATTCTTGGTTCTAACTCCGTGTTGATTTTAAAATTTGCCGAATCTAATTTATTACATGTTTTATTATATTCTTCTTTTAATTTATGATATTTATCTAAAAGATTATCATATTTCCAATATAAATCATTATAGTTTTGTTGTAATGTTTCACAGTCTTTGCATATATTCATTTATAATATATCTCCTTTCTCAATCCATCTTTTGTCCACAATGTTTACATAATTTTAATTTTTCGGCACAATAATCACATAATAAGTCTGTACAAGTATTGCTAAAATTTAACTCTTTGTCACAATTTTCATTTGCACATATGACAGTGGTTATCATTGCACCACCGATTCTATCAGTGTGAAAATAATAGCAATATTTACATAGATGATTATCATTAATTCTTTGTTTTTTATCAGGATCAGAATAATATTGAATTAATTTTACTGTTGTTTTTTCAATGTGATTCTTGTTTCTAGTTTTTATATCTAATTGTTGTGATTTAGTTAACGATTGTTTTCTTGGATTATTCATATTTGATTAGAATCTCCTTTATTTCTTTTAATTTAATTGTTGATTTGAGTATGTGTATATTTTACACTATCTTAGTTAATAATACTATTAGAAAAGTTGGCATGTAATTATAGCATATATGACCTGTCGGAAGGAATTTATTTATGTTTCATTTATGCCAACTTTTTCTATTTATTTAAACTTTTTCTTTATTGCAGAATTATTCTCCTTTAATAGATTTATACTGTACAGTACTCATATAAATATTTTCTTCATCATTGTAATAATTAATTAACATTTTCATTGTTCCACATTTCTTACATATTCTAAATTGTTGCGTTTCGTAGTTTAAATATACTTTAAATCTTTGATTAAAAAATTCTTTTCCTCCACATAGACATTCATTTTTATAATCCATAGTTTATCTCCTTATTTAGCAATATAAATATTTCGCCTCTAGGAGCAAAATTACTTGTTTTTACTTTTACTTTGCCTATAGATAATGGTAATATTCCATTATGAGATATTTCATCTGAATTTACAATTAATAATACATCATTGATTGTGCAATTATTAGAAATAATAAACTTTTCTATTTCATCATCAAGTTTAGTTCTAGGAATAGTTTTATTAACTAATTCTATTGCATCATATAATTTTTCAATAGTAAAATTACTATCTTGATTATTTGATGAAGTTGTAGTTGATGTAGTATTTAATAATGAAAATGAATTAAATAAATTTTCTATTATATTGTTGTACATATTATCTCCTTTCTAAAACTCTTTCCATTCAATTCCTTTATTTTCTAAATACTTTGCAATTAAATATCTATGACAATGTATAAAATCCTTTTCATAGCAAATTAAAGCATAATCTTCACCTTGAGATAATTTCAAATATAACTTATCTAAATATATTGCCATAATATGATCTCTTTGCATTTGTGAATTAAATCTTTCAACATATCTATCCCAATCATTATCTTTTTTATAATCTAATAATATTTCTGGATATGGTGCTAATTCTTTAGTTATAAATGTATTAGGATATTTATTTGGATTAAATGATTTAGGTGGGAATCTTGTAATTACAAGTTTCTTTATATTATCTGGTAATTTATTCATTTTACTTAAATATGTTGTGTATAGCATATTATTTAACTACTCCTTATCTTTCTTTTTATTTTGTTTCTTTTGTTCTTTCTTAACTTTTTGTATCTCTACTGCAAGTTTATCGTCCTTACCAAACTTTTCTTTCTTGTCGTCTTTATTTTTAACATTCTTTTCGCAGTATATTAAATTACCACAACATGTAACATGCCCATTTGTATCCTTACACGTACTTCTTGGGAAATGCACTTCCATCTTACCACCTTCATCTGTTTCTTTTATTATTATTACTTCTTCTGTAACTAAATTAGGACATCTAGTTTTATATGCAGATTGTGTCTCAATAGAATCATCTTCATTTTCTATGTATTGTTTTTCTAATTCTATTTCTTCATCATCCTTATGTTTATCTTCTAAATGAATATTCTTAATTTTTTTAATGATTAATTCCTTCTTTCTATGTTACTATTATATTTGTTTTCTTATTATTTGTCAAGAAATTTTTTAATTAACTTTTAACTCATATCTTACTTCTTCTTGTTTGCAATCCCATATTTCTGATAAATATAATTGTTTTTCTTTTATTTCTTGTTTTGATAATTCAATAAAATTTGTACTATTAGAAACAGAATATATTTCATTTGGAACATAAAATTCATATACGTATAATTTCATTTTATCCTCCTAATCCATAACATAATTATGAGTAAAATGATAAATATTATTATGAGATTTCAATATATCAGATTTGCATTTCATAATAGTTACATTACCCATCATGTGGTCATTATATGCAAATCTAAAAGTAACGATATTCTCATAGTCTTTATATACACTTTTTTCTTTATCAATATAAAACCAATTAGATAATTCAACTTCTTCAAATACACTACATTTTGTAAAATCTTTATCCCAATCTTTCACACAAAGTATATTATCATAAAAATCAGATAGATTATTTATTTTAGAGGAAGATAGTGCAAATTCTTCATCAATTTGAAATATTTTATCGTATATTTCAAATTTACCTAAACCTTCTCCTCCACCAATTGTATTGATTGCTATGTGTATAATATATATTAATTCATCTTGCTTTATGAATTTTTTGCTTAGATTATCATATGTGAATCCATCTAATTCTGCTTGTTTGTGGAGATGTTGCTCTTGTAGTCTTAGTTTTATTAATTTGTCGTTGTAGTTCATTTTGTTTATTGATACTCCTTTTTATTGTAAATAATTTTATTTATCATACACTCTAACTTCCCACTCACAACCACATTTTACACAAGTATATGCTTCTACTTTAACATTCTTTTTAAATAATCCACCTTCATAATGATAAATATAAAGATTTGGATAATAATTACACTCAGGGCATATCGAATCATTATTATATTTATCTTTTTCTAAACTTGCTTGTGCAGATGATTTAATTATTGTTTTGTTCATATGGTATCTCCTTTAATCTAAATTTATTATTTCATATCTTCCAATATCTAATTCAACTTTAATTTGACCTTTAATATCTTCTTTATGTTTAAATACTCTAGCAAATTCTTTGTCCCATGTATTATAACAATTACCATCTATAGTATTTTTATAGTATTTGTTTGTATTTTTTAGTTTTAAAATTAACATGTGATTATTCTCCTTTTTCATTTTCAATTATAAATATCTTTTTATATCTAGTACATACACAATTAACACATCCATCAATTGTACCTAAATATTTACTACATATTTTTATATCTACATTTGAAGAACAATTTAAAATACTTCTAATAAAATCCTTAATCTCTTCTTCTGTTCCTGATACTTTTACCATATTTAATCTCCTTTCATTAAATTTTACATATAATTGAATAAAACGAATATTTTATCACATTTTTATTTTACAGTTATGAAAATTGATAATAAAAGTGCTTATAAAGTATTGTATTATAGGGGGTTTATAAGCACTTTTATTTGAGAATTTTAGATTATTGATATTTTAGCTAAATTTGGCATATTTGAATAAAATAAAACTTTTGTCATGTTTTTTAAAACAACATGAAAGGAATCTTTGCTGTTGTTTTAGTTTACATATAGTAGTTAATACTTATTTATACTACTATATGTAGTGACATAACTTATGTAATTCTATTTTTTATTTTTCAACAATGCCATTTTAAAATAAATATCTTCAGTAATACCTAATGGTAAACCTTTTATTATCTTAGTTTCTTCAAGTGTAACTTCATAATCGTCACGATTGCGATCATAACCAATTACATAAAAATTATAAAGTTCATTTTCAGATTCATTTATTTCTGTTTCATTTAAAATAGTATTAATATTTTCAAAATTATTAACACATTTTATATATTCTACTTTTCCATAAATACCATCTATTTTATATTTGATTACATATTCTTTCATATTATCTTTCCACTTCTCCTTTTGCGTTCGGTCGCAACCCATATTTTTATTAACTTAGTGGTACTAACTTAATTTCTCCTAAATCAATTGACTTATCACATTCAAATTTAGCAATAATATGATTATTAGTACTGTCAATTAAAATAGAAATTTGCTCAATTCTATTGCATTCTTTACAGTAACATTGCAACATAATAAAAAACTCACCTCCTTCTAGTGTGATTTATTTATTACAAAGAGTATAATTATTCATTAATGCAATAAATTTTTGTTTGTCTTTCATTCCAACTAAAGATTCTGCAAATAATTCTTTACTTTCTTTATCAATACCTACCCATTTTTTACTTATACTTTTTAATATACTTTTAATTTGTTTTAAATCCATATAAAATTATCACCTCCTTTTTGATTATGTTTATATTATCCTAACTAGTAGGTTAATATTATATGTAATTCTTCATCTCTTAAATTATTTTACATTTATCATTAAATTCTTCATTGCCAAACATTGAGCAATAAAAACAACCGTCTAAACCTAATTCATATTTAACATAATGACCACATATTTCTACATCTATAATTTCCATTTCTGTATGAACAGTCCCAAATTCACCATTCCAATCATCTCTATATAATATTTTAGTTCCTACAGTTGTTAATATTTCTTCTTTAATTCTTTTTTCACATTTAATTGCTTCTTGTTCCGAATCAAATAATTCTTTACATTTCTCACATTCATATTTTATTACTTTTCTCATAATATCCTCCTTATTATTTTATAAATCACAATAAAATCAATTTTTTATCATGTTTTTAATTGTGTGTTTTGATTGTTTTTATTTATTACTTTTTTATTTTTTATTATGTTTATAGTATAGATGATAGATACTGATATGTCAACTATTATTTTTGTGTTTTATTAGTAATTTTTCATTTTAATTTTATTGTAATTTTTTAAAATATCTTTTAAATGAGATTTTTTATTAGAAACTCCATTCTGAGTTATTGCATACCTTAATGCTTTATTTTCTGCACATAACACACAATATTCTTGTGCTCTAGTTAATGCAGTATAAATCCATTCCTTAGTTAGCAATGAATATGCTCTAAAATCAATACCGATTATAATTACTTTACTCTGTGACCCTTGGTATTTATGACATGTAACAGCATAACCTAATTCTATGTATCTCCAATGTTTATTTGGTACTATAATTTCTCCAATGGTATTAAAATCAATTATCATATATGAAGGTTGAATATCTTTAACAATTCCTATGTTTCCATTAAATATCGGAACACATTCTGGTGATTCATAAGATTCTAATTCATCAAAAAACATATCATCATCTAAATTAACATTAGGTAAAGTCTTATAATTATTTCTTACATTCATTACCTTATCACCAGTTCTTATTTTATAAGTTAAATCTTTTTTATATTTTATTTCTATTTCTTTCATAGATGGATTATAAGGATTACATATAGATTGCAATTCTTTATTAATATGAAACGTAGAAGCATTTCCTGTTGTTTTCATTGGAAGAATAACTTGAATATCTAATATATCATCTACTTTTGAAAGATGTTCTTTAAATTTTTGAATAATCTTTTGGGCAGTTTTTTCTTTATTTAAATATACTTCTAATTCTAAATCTTGCAACTCTCCTCTTATTTCTACACCATTATAATCTTGAGGGAATAATTGAATTCCATTACGTACTTTAATACTTTCTGTAATAATTGCTGATTTTTGTGCTTGCCTATGTATTTTATCTAATTTAACTACAGGAATTTTTTCCGAATTGATGATATCACACGCTACATTTAGAACACCAATACTTTCCAATTGTCCAATATCTGCGAGCATAATTAATTTTGCTCCATCTTTAATTGCTTGAATTAAACTATAAAATAAATATCCACCAATCATTGACACTTCATCTACTATAATAATATCTTCATATAAAGGATTATCTTTATTAAATGTAAATCCTTCTCCTGGAACAAAACCAAGTAGCCTATGTATTGTATATCCAGTTACATTTGTAATTTCAGTCATTCTTGCTGCTGCTCTACCACTTAAAGCACATTGTGAAAATGAATATCCACCTAATATTTCTAACATTCCTGCCACAATGCTTGATTTACCACTATTACCTGTAATAAATATTTTATTATTCCTTCTTAATACTAACATATTACTAGGTACTGTGAAACAATATTTATAACCATCTAATGTTTTATATTTAGTTATTGGTGTTTTCGTATGATCTTTTCTTTTATCAGTATATAAGCCAACTAAATTCCTTTTAGTGAAATTAACTGCATATTCAATTGATTTTCTAATATACATTTTACCAGCAGTTTTATATTCTTGATTTAATCTATCTTGAATATTAATAGTTGATTTATAACCACAAACAGTACCCACAAATTGAATAAAATCAGCATCAGATTTTATTGAAGTAAAATATCGATCTTTATCTTTAAATGCACCATCCCAATAAAATATTTCATCATAGATAATTTCAAATTGTTCTTTATTACAATTATACCATTTATCTGTAAAAGTTTTTTCATTATCTAAGTATGTGAATTTATATCTTTTATACCCTTCCGTTCCTTTAACTAAATCATACTTTATATTATTTTTTTTAAGTAGAAATTCAATCCTGTCTTTTTTCCTTTGCTTTTTCACATTTATATAACAAGTTGAAGGATTTGTTCCACAAAAACTTCCGTCTGCTTTTATTGCTACTTTTAATCTTATTTCCCATTCATTATACGGCAATCCTTCACCTTGATAATTAAATGTAGTAATAAATCTACCTTTAAAACTTGTATTATTATGATTTTCTCTAACTTCTTTAAATGTTTTATGATATAGATTATTTTTTGAAGTTATGTAATATACATTATGTTCATCTGATAAACATTGATCCAATCCATATTTCGTCTCAAAATGCCATAAGTATTCTGATGGATATTTATGATATTTTAATGGATTAACCAATTCAGAACTTCCATCTTTATTATATTGTAATACCTTATCATTATCTTTGTAATTTGATATTTTTACCCATTCAGTTCCATTAAAATATTCTGTATCACAATCTACACACCCCGCTAATCCTGTAATCATTACAACTTGATTTTCTAAAACTGTTTTAATACCTTCAATTTGTTGTTCAGTATAATCCCATCCTTGTCTTTCTTCAACATTTTTAATTTTTTCTTTCCATCCATCATATTTAAATATATTTTTATTATTTGATATTCTTACTAAATCTTCTGCAATTTTTAATTCTAATTCATAATATTTTCTAAGTCCAATTTTTGTTTTATCTTCATCCCACCATAATACTTTTTGCATACCATGTAATACACTTCTTAAATGATCACTATCTATTTCTTCTCCTATATTGGCAATTATACCATCCATTAGTAGTGATGGAGATATAAATGAATCTCCATCTTGTGCATTCTTCTCTAAAAAATATAGAACATATGCTTTTATTCTTTCTGGTGCATGTGGATGCATACCTGAGCCTAAAGCTATACCATCTGCTTTATCCCATCCTATTCCTTCTACTTCATCTGCAAGAACATATGGATTATCTTTAATTTTTTGCACTGCTAATTCAGGCGAACGATAATTATCTACTATTTTTTTAATCTGATTTGGAGTTAAACCGTATTTATCTAACTCTACATAAGCAAATGAATAATCTTTATGTTCTTTATATCTTTCAATTAATGCAATTGCAGTTTTAATTCCAATTCCTTTAACTTTAGTTAATTCTTTTATATCTTCATTCTCTAATATATCCATTGGATTATCTAATGTTCTATACATATTTTGAATTTGAATAGGAGTTAATATTTTAGATAAAAATATTTTTTGACTGTCTTCATTAGTTAAATCTGCGCTTATACTCATATATATTAAATCATATTGTACTCCCCATTTTGGATCTATTATTTCATTCCCAATAACTTTAAAAGTGTCTTGATAATTAGGTTGTGTCATGTTTCCTTTTATAATAAAACAATTTTTATTATCTGTTTTTATAATTCCATACTCTGTCTCCAGTAAAGACACTAAAAGGATACCCCAATTATCTTTATAATATCTTATTTTATTAATTTTTACAGTACATTTTATTTGATTTTCACTCATTTGTTTGTATCCTTTCTGTTCTTAAAATTAATTCACCATCAAGAGTTATACCTTCTATTAAAGTGGTTGTATGATTATAAATTGTGTCTTTATATCTATAGGGACGGAATAGATTTCCCCTTCTGTAACCACATAAGAGTAAGATATTTCCCCTAGCAAACCATGATTTTTCCAATACTGTTTTCTTTCCTTCTTCATTCTTCTCTGATATTTGACGGTCATAGTGATAAAATGCACCATCATAATATTTAACATTAACTACTCCATCTACAGTTAGTAAAGTTATTGTATGTTTATGTTTATTTTTATCAAGTACAGTCCCAGCAATTCTAATTATTTCATATTTAGGTCTTTTAATACCTTTTCTCATATATGTGTCTACAATTTTTGGTTCAATAGGCAATTCAAAAAAATTAACTATATTGTATTTATCATTATTGATATTTTTTAATTCATGTCCTGAATAATAAAAACATAATGCATCCATTTCCCATTTTGAAATACTACCTTTTGCATGTTTTTCCCACAATTCATTGTATAGATATTCATTATATTGTTGTAATACTTCTTCTTTACTTATCCATGTTTTAAATTCTTCCATTTTTTTATCATACTCTTTTTTGAATTTATTTTCAGAAATAACAATTGTACTATCAACATATTCAATAATATTATCTTCTGAAAAATTATCTTGATAGAATTGATATGCTATTTCATCAAGTTTAAATAATCTATCACTATAACCTTTTTTTGTTGGTTTTTTAGGTTTTACAATACCATATATAAATTCATTTTGTGTAACATAATTTTTAAAATTATAAAGTCTAAAGTATACTTTCATATCTTCAGGTACAACATTAGCATCCATAACATTATTTATATTTCTTAATCCTAATTCTTTTTTAACTTCATTAATTTGATTAAGATAATGTTTCATAATTTTATTTCTTGGAATTTTTTCTAATTCATCAAAACAACCTGCTTTAATTAATTGAATTAATTGTGCATTTTTAACTGTTGCGTTTTCATTTAATGTCATTCTTTCTATAAAATCCTGAAATGAAACGTATGGTCTATTACTTATGATATGATTAACTGTTTCATCTCCAATACCATTAATACCTTTCATTCCAAAAATAATTTGATTATTTTCAATATCTGCTTTAAATCCAAAATCGGCTTTATTTACTTCTGGAAGAGTTATTTTAACATTTCTTTGTTGCATATGCCCAATTGAACTAGCAATCTTCCCATAATTACTAGATTTATTATCTTCTGATTCTGAATCTGCTCCAGCATTAACAGTAAGACAAGCAGTTTCCCAATATAACTTAGGATAATGATAAGCCAAATTCATTTCTTGAAGTCCTATACATGAATATGGAGTGGTATGACAAATGGAGAAACTGTATCCTAATTGGCGTTTAATTTGTACATTCCAAACATAATTCAATAAATTTTCACTTGTTCCTATATTTAAACCTTGAGTAAAAAACAATTCTTTTGCTTCATCAATAATTTTACCTTTCTTTTTCGCTATACCTTTTCTCAAAGTATTACTCTGTTTTAAATCAAATCCTGCTATTTTTTCATCCATAGATAATTGCATTACTACTTCTTGAGTGTCTGCTACTCCATATATTTTTTTCAAATGTTTTTCTAAAACTTTAACTTCTTCATTAATCAATCTATAACTTTTCATTTCATTGTACCATTTTTGTATATTTGTTTTATATTTAACATATTGGTCTACTGGTTGATTATCTCCATCACCCATTAATCTCATTAAAGAGTTTACTACTGCCATTTCAAACATATTTGTTGGTTTAACTTTTTGTGCTGCTTGTAAGCCTACTTCAGTATCAAATTGAAATAAATCTACAATAGTATTATCTCCAATCATTTGCCACATTTCAGGAGTTTTATAATCAAGTACGTCTGGATGAATATATTTATTATATGTTTCTCTTAAACTTCCTTGCCATTTCATATACCCATCTTTTATTAACATATCTAATGTTGCTCTTATTTTATCTAATGCTTCAATAGTAAGTAAATCAACTTTTAAATTCCCACAATACTCACTGTCATTCATATTCCATTGACTAATATATTGACCACTTGGTGCTTTCATACGTGCATTATAATTAACAAAACTATCATTATAAATAAATACTCCAGAAGCATGGATAGATCGTTTATTAATTAAACCTTCAATTCCTAATGCAACTTCAAGTAAATTTTCATATAGATTTATTTCAGTAATGAATTCTTTAATAGGTTTTCTTTCTTTTTCTTCATTACCTTCAATACAATCTTTAATTGACCAATTAGCACCTCTTTCAAAAGGTATCATATCAGCAATGTATTGAGCAGTATCATTATCTATATTTAAACCACGACAACTTGTAAGTATTGCACTTCTACTTCCTTCTGTCCCAAATGTACATATATTAAGAACTCTATCTTCTCCAAAATAGTTTTGAAGTGCTTTTAAAATTTGTTTTCTTCTGTTGGCTGCGGTATCTAGATCGATATCTGGACATTCTGGCCTACTGTCTGATAAATGCCTCCAATGTGGTAAATCCCAATGTAAAGGATTAATTTGAGTAATATCCATAAGATAACATATTAAAAAACCTGTTACACTTCCTCTTGCAACTCCAACTAAACTATCTCCTTCTTCCCACATTATATTAATAATTTGTCTTGTAGTAACATAATAAGAAGACAATTTAGTGTGAATAACATTTGTAATTTCCCATAATTCTTTTAATTCTATATTAATTCTATCTAACACTTGATAAAAATATTCTTTACTTAATGTTTCTGTCCATATCTTTGTTTTAAATCCATCTTCAATAAGTTTAAATAAATATCTATCTTGCTCTTCTTCACTATATGCGAATTTTCTAATGTAAGGATATTTTTCATACACTTGTTTAAATATATGTTCTATTGTAAACTCTGGCAATATAATTCTAGGTACAATAACATCACTTTTAAAATCATAATTTTCTACCATATCTCCAATTAGCAAAGTATTATTTATTGCTTTATCAATATCAGAATTATCTAAATATGATAAATACTCTTTAATCTCATCTATAGATTGCATATATGTGGATGAATAAAAGGATTCTACTTCTCTATCTTCGTCTTTAGAGTTTAAATAAGCTGCATGAACCTTTCTATCTTCTTTTTTTATATAATGTGTGTCCGTACTTACAATCCACTTTAAATTATATTTCTTAGCCAATTCAATTGCTTTTATATTAAATTCAATTTGTTCAATCATATCTGAAGGTTGAATTTCAATAAAAAAATATTTATCTCCAAAGACTGATATACACCATTGAATGAAATTATGTATTTCCCATTTTATATTTTCTATTTCTTTTATATTTTCATTCTGTTCAGCATCTATTAATTTTAATATTAATTGAGGTAATTCCCCACCTAAACAACCACTTGCACCAATAACATGATTATCTTTGATAATGCTTTTTAAATCTGTTTTACTAGTTGGAACTCTTTCCATTTTACCAGTATGATATAAATTATCCCATGCTTTAGAAGATAATTCTCTAATCTGTTTATGTCCTTCTTTATCTCTTGCTAATAAAATGAAATGATGATATTTGGTTTCACCTGATATATAATTTTCTTTCATACAATATTTATCATCTACTAAATATATTTCATTACCAAGTATTAACTTCCATTTGTCATTAATTTTCTTTTCTTCACGTAACTTTTTTACTTTTTGGATCGCTTGAATATGCATACTTACACTTTCATGATCGGTAATTGCTACTCCTAAAGAATTTAGTTCAACTGCTCTATCAATTAATTTATCTACTTTAACAGTACAATCAGTTAATCTTGTATTAGAACCACCATCCGTATGATTATGACAATAAACTATACTCAATAAATTTACACCACCTAAAAAACGAATTTCTTTGTTTGTTTTACATTAAAATCACTAATCATAACTTGTGCAGATATATTTCCTTTATACTCATTTACTTTACATCTACCAACTACATCAATTTCTATAGTTTTCCCATTATTTTTTATATTATCTATTTGTTCTTCTTTGCAATTAAATTTTATAAACTCAATATCTCTGTATGTAAATTTTATAGTATTTTTCTTTTTTCCTAAAATTGCAACATCATCAGTTATAACTATCATTCCAGTGAAAGCAATTAAAGGTTCATCAATACCTCCCCCCCATATGTCACCATATTTATTTATACCAAGAACAAAATCTTTACTAATTCCACTCACAGGTAAAATAAAATCAACATTATATATATCTTCAAATACTATATCTTTTAATTGTTTATTAAATATATCATTTACTTCAATAATATTATCAAAGGTAATACCGATTCCACAAGCATTAGGATGGCCTAGAGCATATAGAAATTTCTTTGAATCTAATAAAAATTGTTTTATATCTTTAATTACTCCTTTATCATATCCTCTTGCACTACCTCCAAAATGATTTTTCTTCTCATTATATCTTAATAATATAACTGGTCTTTTATATTTTTCTGCTAATTGAGTTGCTACTAAACCTGTAAGAGTTGATTCAAGTATTTCAGACACATCAATTATTAATATTTTATTATTGAGAAGATTCTTTTCTCTAATTCTTTCTTCAATTATTTGTAAATTTTTGTCTCTTTCTCTATTCTGTTTTGCTCTTACATTTACACATATTCTTGCCATGGCTTCAGTAATATGTTGTTGAATTTCTTCTGTTTCTCCACGTTTTTTATAAGGTAAAGTTTCTTCACTTCCAATAAACGCTTTAAACATATTTTCTTTTTCTTCTTGTGTACCAAATCTAACACACGCATTAATTAAAGGAGCAATATAAAAAGCAATACTAATAATATTAATTATACCTTTTGTAGAATATGACTGTTTTTCTAAAAGGGATAATATAAATGGATTATTAATTTTCTTTAAGCCTTCTAATACATAATATCTTGTTTCTAGACTTCTTAAGTCCATAACATCTGCAATGTTACCACAAGCAACTAAATCTAAAAATTTATCTGCAAATTTTACATTTAATTTTTCATCTAATACTTCACAAAATTTAAATACAATACCCACTCCAGAAAAATTTTTATTAGGATAATCACAAATCTGATTATTAACTATAATTGCGTTTTCACTTTCTTTTTCTACTTGATGGTGGTCAAGCACAATACAATCAATACCTTTTTCTTTAAGTATTTTATGTTCTTTAAATTGATTACTGCCAGCATCAGGTATAATAACAAGTGAAACATTTTCAGGTATTTTTTCAACAATCACTCCATGTTCTTTTCCTTCAGGTATTTCCCATATAATATTACTATCTGGATAAATTAATTTTATGTAATTATACAATAAAGCACTTGATGAAAAACCATCAAAATCAGCATCAATTTGTATATATATTATATTATTATTTTTTAAGTGAAATAATAAACATTCTACTGCTTCATAAATATTTTTTAATTTGGAATGATGATATGTATGACTTTTATTTACATTTAAAAACTCTTCTATATTTTCAATTCCTCTATTATGCAAAATAACTTCCATTAGATTAATTAAATAATCATTTTTTCCTAATAATCTATACTGCATATTTCTATATCTTCTCCATTCTTTGTTTTAATTTCATATTTATGTTTCATTAATTCTAATAAAACTTCTTTTCCCATATCTGAAGGAGATGCTTTATAAGGTAGTAAACCTATATCATCCCATATTACATAAGTAGTTGTATAAGGAGTAAAAGGATTTGCACATTTTAATAACTTTTCCGCAAATTTGTATGCTTCTTTAGAATTAACATCTGTAAATTGTTTATCAAATGCTATAAATATCTCTTTAGGTTCTAATGCTAATATCATGTTTCTTTGTAATTTAGATATGCTCATTCCACATGTAGCCACAGCAAAACAATCTTCATTAAAAAAAGTATCACATTGCATTACTGCTTTCTCAGATTCAAAAATTATAACTTTTTTAATTCGTTTTATTGCTTCTTTTGTATGATTTAAACCAAATAAATTAATTGCTAATGGATGATTATATATTTTTTTCTCTATCATTAAAGGCATATACTTTTTTCCTGCTAAAATATCCTCTTCTCTTAATGCTCTGCCTCTAATTCCTATTAAATTATTATTTATATCATAATGAGGAATAACAATTTTATCATCTTTTATATAATATTTAATATTGTATCTATTCATTGTTTCAATAGATATACCATCATTAATCCAAGATTGATGATATGCTTCTTTGAATAAATCTAAAATAATTGGATTAATATTAGGAATATTAACTATTGGCTTTTCATCTCTTTTATATCGTTTAATCCAATCCCAATCATCAATTAAATAATCTTTATTTATGTTTGATAAAACAGAGGAACAATGTATGTGTTTATTTGTCAATGAAGCAACATATTTAATACAATCGTAAAAACCTAATTTAATATTTCTTTGTAATTTTGAACGTCTTACTAATTCATAAATATCAAAAGTATCTGAACATTCTGTATAACAATGGAATGTTTTACTATCTTTAAAATAATGTAGTTTATATGAACCTCCACTATTATTGTGGCAAATAGTTTGAAACAATAAATTATTATCTTTATCTATTCGTGATTCATCACTTCCTAAATCTTTAAGTAATAATTTAATATCTTGTTCATCTAATTCTTGTTTAATTTTTTCTTTATCTAGCATTATTCATCCTCCTTAAAAATTGAATAATGCTTTTGTTGTATTTTCTTTATCGTCTTTGCTTATTTCTATTTCTGTTTCATTAACAGAATGTTCATCTAGCATTGCATCAATCATTTCTATTTTTGTAGATTCTATAGGTATTATTTGATAATCACTATTAGTTAAAAATAAATCTTGTCCTCTCATATTTCCAAGATTAATATGTATCCATAATTTAACTCTTGATACTTTCCCTCTTCTTACTTTATAAATGTGATAGACTAAATTAGGAATAGGATATATACCTTTTGATAAAATAGGTTGCAATGCATCAATATCAGCTTTAGTTGGTATTAATCCTACAATTCCTAAATCAATTTTATCACCAATACTTTTTCCTCCTCTAAGTACATTCTGATCAGCGTCTTTTACATTTTTATATTCACCATTTACTTGTGTTGAACTGTCAATATGTACATTTAATTTATTACAAGTTGATTTCAGCCTATCAGAAAACATTAGCAATACTTGATCTTCTCTTAATTTCATTCCTTTAGATGCACTTGCAATTTCCATGATAAGTTTTAAAGAAGTATGTAAATAATCAAATAGTATGTATTGCACTTGATGATCAATTTGATATCTTCTTATTGTAGTTTCTATATCTTCAATATTAAAATCGGACATGTATTCTATCCACAAAGGAGATTGTTCAATAAATTGTATTGCTTGATCTACTCTTTCTTCTTCGTCACCTATGTATTTTCCATCTAATATTTTGTCTTCTTCTACTCCGCTTACATAAGCAATAAACATTGTTTGAATTTCTTCAATTTCTAATTCTGTTGTAATATATAATGTTGGTTCAGAAATTCCTCTATACATCCATTTTTTTCCTTTTAAGTCCCATATGTAAGGTACTGCATAACTACATGCATCTGCAGCAGCAATTCTACTTTTTCCTCCTCCAGTTGGCATAGATTTTAAATAGAATTTTTTTAATCTTGCTCCTCTAGCAATAGTATTTAATATATTACTAGCCATTGGAATACCCACATCAGGAGTTTCTTTGCATCTCTCTTTTAATTTTTGTAACCCTTCTCCTGCTTTTTGTCCTTGATTATTTATGTTGCTTAAATGCTTATTTTTTAATTTTATAATTTTTTTGTCTAATATATTGATAATATCTTGTACAGAATATTTATCAAATTGTGCTTGCATTTTTTCTTGTTCTTTTGGTTCAACAATTGTTTCATCATATATTGATTTAATGTCAGTTCCTTCTTCAATAATATCTCTAAGTAAAGTAAATTTTTTAATTCGCTGATAATAGTAATCAATATTTTCTATACTACTATTATTTTCACATTCAATAATATAATCCATGCCATTATTTTCATTAAATATTTTATATTGTAATTCATAAGAAGATAAGTAATTATCTATAGCAATATAATCTATATTTTTAGTTCCTTGGAGATATAAATTATAAATTGAAGCAAATATCATTTTATGAAATATTTCTTCAAAATCGTCTCTATCAAGATTATATTTACTATCACTTAATATATCTGGTTTTTTTAATAAACAGCCTAATATCTGTAAATAACTTCTTTTACATGAAAGGCTCAAACAGATTTCACCTCAATCCTTCAATATCAATTAATTTATTGATATTATTTATTGGTTTTTTTATTTTAATAACCTTTGAAGTTACTATATTTTCTAAGTCTAATGTTTCCATTTGTTTGACTACGGATTTTTTTATTTTTTCATATCCTTGTGCCTCTTCATATATATAAGGAATTATACCAATACAATCAGATATAACTGGGTTTTCTTTAATATCATAGAAATATTTTAAAGCAATTAATATTCCATCATAGGTAAATTTATAAGTAGTATGATAATCTTTTAATAATTTATATATTTTTACATTTAATTGATTTGTGTTTAGTAATTGTTTTAAATAATTGATAACTTTTTCTTTGTTTAATACTTCTTCATCTGATAAATCTACTTCTAGAGTAATAAGTGTATCTTGTTGAATTTCTTTTTTTACATTATCTATTTTTTGTTTTTCTTTTTTTAATTTAACTTTTTCTTTTGTAGTTTTCTTTGAAAATTTAACAAAACAACTTTCATGATAATATCTACCTTTATACTCAAAACTCTCTTCTTTTGTGACTGTTTTATTACACAACGGACATATTCTTGCTCTGCCCATTTATTCACCTCATTATAAATATAAAAGGCAGACATAAATATATCTGCCTTTTATATAAATATTATTTTACAAATTTAACTCTTCAATTGTATCTATTAAATCGTTGTAAATAACTGACACAACTTCAATTTGACCTTTGGCACATTCACTAACTCTTTTTCCTTTTCCAAGATGTTTCTCAACTATTTCTACAAGTAAATCTGCTTTATTAGCTTCAATAAATTTCTCTCCAGATTCACCTATTTTAGTCATTAAATCATCAAAACTGATTTTTTCAGACTCAAATGCAGCTTTTTGCTCATTAAATGATACAGCTTTAACTCCTTCTATTTCTTCTTGTTTTTGAATTGCTTTAATAACTGCATCTTCTAGATTTTCGGCAGTAAAATTTTCAATACATGTATCAATATAATCAAATCTACTTCTTGCAAAATATTCATCTGTTTGCGCTAAATATCCAGAAGAATTAATAACCTTTCCTTCTTCGTTTATTCCATTTGATTTAACATAAACAACGATATCACAGTTATCAATAATTGGTTCTAATGCTCTTTTATCTCCTTTAGGCAATGTCATTCCATCTTTATTTTCAGTTTTATGTGCAATAAAAATAATAGTATATCCTGCGCCAGTAAGTTTATTAATTTCTTCCCAATATTCAGTTTCGTATTCTTTCCATAATCCAAAACCTTCATTACCATCTTTCAAACGAGTAACTTCATATAATCCATTTATGTATCTTTGGCAATATTTTG